ACCAACGATTTGATCGTGTCCAGGGATTTAAATCAGGACTGGCTCGATTAATTGTAAGATATTCAGGTATCAGTGGTTGATTTAAACTGGCATCAAAGTTGCCCACGTCGTAGGCCGTGCTGTCATAGGGAATAGAGGCGCTTTGTGTATAGGTTTCGGGGGTGACAAAATTCTGCACTGGCAACAATTTAATCGCTGTGCCCACTCCTTCAACATAATAACTGTTATTTAGATATGTGCTGGGTGTTACATTTCCGATAAATGTAACTTTAAGTCCATTGGTAAATGTTACTCCATTTGGACTGACATAATTCTTTTTACCGATGATCTCATTGACATCTATTTGGTCTGAATTATCTTGATCAACCAGTTTGATTAATCCAAATATTTCTGGGTCGGTACCATCTTGATAATAAAGAACAGATTTGGCCGCGGTCAGCAGTGGGATTTTTTCAAACACGCCCGAGGAATTTTTAAACCATTGTGTACTTGAATTAACTGTACCACTTAAGATACTGAATTTCTCAAGATTGCTGACCGGCAACACAGAAGTAAGTTGAATATATTGGCCGCCACCTTCGGCTGTGACATAGTTGGCCAACCAGACGCTATAGCGTTGATCTGTTGGAACAACTGTTGTTTGGTCAAATAATGTAGTGTCAAACGAACCTGTGGTGCTTACCACATTGCCAACATTTGGTAATGGATCGAACTGACTGGTAGCCAGCCAGCCGCCGGTGTCGGGGTCGGGGTCTTGTTCTAGAAAAACTATTGTTTTACCATCAAGATTAACAATACCGTCAATGCCTGTTGGGTTTTCTAATAGGAATTGATCTACAAATATATTATTAATTTGATTGAATTTTAAACTTGTTATTAGGTCAACACCGTTGTTGGGCAATTGACTGTTGATGTTGGTCAATGAATAATAAAAATTCTGTGCTGTGGCAAGCGGAACATTAAAGGTAACAGTACCAAGGTCCTCGCCGTTGTTGACCACTCCTAATACATCTCGACCGCTGATGTTTGGGGTGGCAATCAATTTGCCATCAACACCCGGGTCAACCTGTATCCAAAATCCAGGGCCTGTTCCAGGAGTGGCGTTGACAATATTAAATGTGCCCTTCATATTGGGCTGCACAGCGGTCGAGTAGTACAAGGTGTCAGGCGCATCCTGTGGCACAGTGAATCTAACAGTTCCAGTTATGGCGCCATTGTTGGTAACTCCGCTGTTGTATTGATTGGTGGTGCCAGGACTAGGATCAGTTTTAATATAAAATGGATAAGGTCCCTTGAGAACTAGTGTAAAGACATAGGTATTGCCACGAACCAAAGTCAAAGTGGGATTGTTTTCATAGTCAATTACAAATGCGCTGGTGCCTGCGGTCGACACACGAAAATTAACAGTTTCCTTGTCATTTTGCGCAACATTAAATTGATATGATCCGCCGCGAACTAAAGTCAACGCTGGGTTGTCGCCGGCAACTCCACTAAAGGTATAAACACCATTTTCTCTGGTTACTGTAAATGTGTCAGTCAGCGGCACCGAGCCAGAAAATACATCAACCGCATCGGGGCCAGCAGGTAACCAATAATATTGACTGAAGTTTACAAACTTGTCAAAGTCAACAAATGGATCCCAGGTATAATAGTCACTGGTATAGAGTCTATTTGCGTTGTTGGTAAATCCGCCAGCTAGATCAACAGCATCAGTGATTCCAGGATAGGTAATAGCATCTTCAACTTGATTGGTATTGTATTTTTTTAATACAACACCTGGTTCAAGTTGGTAGTTGGTTCTAACAGCAGTACTTTCTTTTACATACTCGTCGTTGGGATTAACACCGGGGCCCACACGTCGACCAACAAATCCTTGTATTTTGGTAAATGCTGGCTCTTGAACCAGCTGGTCCAGTGTGGCTGCTAAAAACTGTCGATTAGTCGACGTTTGAAAAATCTCAGGTAAAAAATCTACGGTTCTAACTCGAGCCATTTAAATTACTCCACTGCCAGGCGCTGTACGCAGATTTGTGCTGGTTAACGCTTCGATTACATCAACGTCATTTACAGTGGCCGCATTGACAAAAATTTGATTGGGCTCTGATCTAATTTCGTAAAGATCCCCAAAGCTCTTTTCTGGGCTAAGTGGAACCAAGACAACAGAACTGATAATTCCTCCCATTTCGGCATGCAGGTATGCTGCTAATTCTGAAAAGTAAAAAGTATCACCAAAGTCCCATTTATCGAGACTAAAATAATTGTTCATATTTGAAATTACAAGATTTTTAATTTCGCTGACGCTGGCATTACTGTTAAATGCCTTGATTACTTTAATAGTAGCACGAAGGGTTTCGTCGGCCTTTTCGCCAAACAATGGCTTAAAGTCGACGCTGTTAAGAATAACCGAGTCCGACATCATTTTGTAATCTTGCAGGCCTTGGTAAGCTGTGGTTAATTCGTTGATTGTTGGCGGTGTTGGTTCAGGAACCGTTCCAGTTACATCTCGAATATAATTTTGATAAGCATTATAATACTGTGCTGTTACCACGTATAGATCAATGATGTTGGTGGTTCCTGGGTCAATCCTTGAAGTTAAGGGACTGTTATGCCTATATTGGAAATAGAGATCTTGTCGTCCAGTTCTGGCAATCCAGCTGGAACTCACGTCTGACAGCGTTCTAACACCAGTTGCGGTGTTGATATTGAGTTTATAGAAAATTTTAGTGCTGTAGGCATAAAAAATTTGTCCGGCAACATACTGTTCTTTGACCAGTTCAATTGAGTCTTGGTCAGGATATTCTGAATTTACACGACCTTTTTCAACTAACAGATATCTTTGCAGGTTGTCAAAGTCAACCATTTGTTCAAGGAACACCAATTTGGTTTTTGGATTTACTGTTGGGGCAACGATATTAGTAAAAAAGTCTGGGTCATCGGGCACACCATCGGCGTCCGAGTCTTTAAAACTGACCAGCACTTGAAAGTCGTCAACGTAGCCGTCACTGAGCACCGGCTGATCAATGATGTCCAGCTTGGTATCCCCAGCTAGTGGTAACGAGCTGTCGGGGCGACTATTTGTTTTCAGCACATTGACAAAATCTTTAATGACTGTGCCAGTTCTGCTGTCGTAGACCTGTTGGTCACCGTAGAAGAAAAATCTTGTTTGTAATACTGAACCAAAGAAGTATTCAAGGGCGCGAGAACTAACTGTATATGTACTGCCGTTGGTGACAAATTGAACCAGCCAACTGGCATCTCGATTTGTACCTGCTGTGCTGCCAGCATTGGCCAGACTAAATGTATCATTGGGCGGGTACGGTGAAAGATTAGTCGAAGTAATAAGATACCAATTACCTGCTGACCCAGTAATGTCACCTAGACTGTCATAGCCAATGCCAAAGTCTCTATTCAATAAAATTTGTTCGGCCATACTGGTTTGGAATCCGACTGGCAAGTCAGTGACAAAAATTGGAATTACCTGTGTGGCCAAGGCTCCTGTGGGTATGTAGTTGTTTAATACCACTGGTCCAACATCATTGGGCAAGTTGCCCAGTCCGTTGTTAGTGCCTTCAAGGTAAACACTGGTTGGGCTGGCCCAGATAACTAATTTTTCATCAGGCTTGCTGGGAGTTCCGGCCTTGAGTCTATTATTCTCATCAAAGTAATAGCCTGCAGGTGGCTCAAATTTAACCAGGCTACTGACCACAATATATTTTTTATTGTCACTGGTGTAGGGTCCAATGGGCACAGGATTTCCAAGATTATTCATAAAATACCCGGTGGTGGTATTGGAAATGCTGGTGCTCAAATGCCAAGCAACATTTAATACAGCAAGATTAGGCCTGGGAAATTCAGCATAATAAAACTGCTGCATCAAGCTGTTTCTCAACAAGGGCTCAACACGATTGGCAACGATGTTTGCCACTTCGTTATTGGTGCTGTAGGTAAACCTAAAACTAGGCAATGAATAATTTTCGTACAATGCACCGTCGCTGCCAAACACATTAGTCGAAGCATATTTGCCGGTGCCGTCTACTAGTTCAAGATATCGACTGGTGCCAATGCTGGCACGATTCAGTGCCTTTGATTTTATAATAGAATTGTAAGCGGTAAATGGAAAGTTGTTGTAGTCTTCTCCATTGACCATACGATTTTGTGTGTAGTATCTTGCTGGCGCACGTTGTTTAATTTCGTCAATGGTTTCACGTGCCTGGCTATTAGACACAGGAGTTGTAATACCACAGGTAAATGTAATGGTTTCCAGTTGTCCTGAGCGGCTAATATAGCTGATAGGAATTACTACACTTTGCATTTCCTCAGGATTAATAATGTATTGTAGTCCATTGGAAGCACGTACATAACAACGGAAATTGCCAACTGGGATAGCGGAAAATACACCATCACCAAAGTTTAATGTAATTTGATCATTGGTTCTGCTGGAGATAGAAAATAATCGACGCTCACCTGGCTGTGTTTGTTCGGCTGCGGCTGCATAAACACTTTCTACCCATTGCCAAGCACCAGCTACAGAACCAACATTGTCAAGTTGATACAGCCAATGGTCGTCATTATTACAGCCTTCGATGTTGATGTCAACTGCTCGATTGCTGACACGATCGGCAAGATTAAAATCTTGACTCTGTAGTACGCCTTGCTTGAATAAAAAGAAATAGCCAGTGTTAGCTGAATTGAATCCCAGTTGGTCGTTACGGAACAGCACGTTAAATTCGCCGTTGGGCAAGGGACTGGGTTCGTAAATGTAATCTTTGTTAACCGACGTTGCATTTACCGCTTCAAAGGGCATGTTGACACCGTCAATGGTGGCGGTGTAGGGGATGATTGGAAGGTATCCAGGAACTAAATTAATAGTGTATTCTGATGTGTCAACACCAAGAATACTAGTTCTATTAGCAGGACGACCAATACGTTGGCTACTGACCAAGCTGGCATTGATGATGGCAGCGAATTGTTCTTGCCAATTAAAATTAGTGGGGTCTGCCCAGTTTATAGTAACATTGGCTAAATTTATTCCATTAATGTCAGTGACGTTTTCTGTGGTCACCGCAGAAAATATTTTAAGATATCCCGACGCAGCGGTATTTCGTTTAGGAGTATAGCTGACCAAGTTAGCTAGCCTGACTACAGAATCTCTGCGCTCGGCAGTATCCATGTAGTTTTCACGTGCATTTAAATCATTGCGGAAGGCCATGCTCTGGCCCATAAAAGCCATGAGATCTAGCAAGGCAATAAACTCTGAACTTTCAATATAGTCATTGAAAGTTTCTGGATAGTATAAGCGTAGATAGTCTACAAAACTCTTGCGCAGGGTCTCAAAGTCATAGCTTTGAAAGTCTGCTTCACGATAAGTTTGGTAGATTCTTTTCCAGTCTTCTACACCAAATATTGCTGTTTGTCTAGTAGTCTTAGCCATAATAGTCCGTTATCTGTTTATTTATCGGTCCTAAAAACGGCGTAGTTAAACGTAGCTGGCTGTTCTTGTATTTTGGTCGAAGAAAATATTCAACCTTTGAGGTTCTGTGCTGGGCACAAATTGTATTTCTACCTGTATTAAAATTCCATTCTGCTGCGGGAAAATTTCAACGTTGGAAATTTGCAAGCGAGGATCACCGCCGGCCACACGCTGTATTTCATTGACAATTGCAGTTTCTGTTTCGGTTGTTTGACTTTCAAACAAATTGTCCCATAATATAGTCCCTGCTTGTGGTCGTCCGGGGATTTGGCCCTGACGAATATTCAGCGCATTTAAAAAATCACGCTTGATTAACTCTAAATCAGTTAGAGTAAATTTTTTGTATTGACCTTGTGTGTTAAATCCAATGAATGCAGGCAT